TTAAAATAATTTTATATAAAATTTTTTATTTAAAATAATAGTGTTATGTTTGCATATACTTAAACAAATTACAAACTTAAACCAACAAAAAATGACTAATTTAGAAAAAACATTCAACTTTATTAAATCCTTAAATTTACAAGAGGATTCATTTTACGCAATCACAATCTATAAAGATTCTGCAACCCTACAAGGTCACGTCACAAGCAATTTATTAACTACATTTAATCTTTTATCGAAAACAGGAAAATTTATTCATGGAAACGTGGAGTTTTTAATAGAAGACTTTGACAAATACCAAGAATATAAATTTAACATAGTATTAACCTAGTTTTAAAACTGAGCCGGAGCAGATTCTTCGGCAATCTTAAACCAACAATAAAATGAAAGCAATTGAAAAAATTTCATCAGACCCAAGAGTAGCAGACATTTTCAAAGATAGCGATGGCTGGTGGGTTACCTTAAAAGATGGTTATGAATACGACCCACAATCGCAGACTATCCACGAATATTCTTTGAGTGCGATTAAGGAGTGCTTAAAGTATGTTTCTGAGTCTCAACATTAAATCAAAACGGAGTGGGGAAATTATCCTCACTCCAATTAAATAAAAATTATAATATTTTTTTTATTTCAAATATTACTTTTATATTTGCAAACACTTAAACAATAAGAAAATGAAAAAAACAATCGAGTACATCAAAGATTTATATCAAACAGACCGAGAAGGTTTACTTGGTAGCGTTGCAATTACAATCTTTTTTTATATTTTAATCTGGCACATCTGCCCAATAATCTTAGGACAATGAAAAAAATGAAAATTAAATTCCAAGATGAATCAGGATTTTATTACTGTACTTGGTGGTTCAACAGTATTGAAAATCTTTGGGCAAGAATTACAAAAGAAGAAAGAGAATACAAATCAAATTTCAAACAATTCATAACTGACTAACAATGAAAGATTTAATTAAAGCATTATCAAATTTCCAAAGCGAATGCCCTGTCATTCATAAGGATACCAAAGGTCATAACTACACATACGCAGATTTGACACAAATTCATTCAATAATCAATCCTATTTTAAGAAAGCATGGATTATGTATTGTTCAGCCTTTAGACAATGAAGGGATCAAGACTATACTGTTTCACGTTGAATCAGGAGAATCATTAGAATCATTTACAACAATACCTAAAATCAAATTAGGGATCATGAATGAATATCAATCTTTTGGTTCTGGTGTTACTTATTACAGGAGGTATGCTTTAGCATCAATGCTTGGTTTAATTACCGATAAGGATTTAGATGCTTGTGGTGTACAAGTAGAGGCAAAGCCGGTACCAGTACAATTGCCTTTAGCACAATGGAAAAAATTAATTGATGTATGTAATTCAGTTGACGAATTAAATGCTTTATATGCAGAAAAATCAGATGTTGTAAATAATGACAAAGATGTTATAAAGTTATTTTCAAATAAAAAATTAAGTTTCACTATAAACGATTTAGACAATGAGTAATCAAGAGAAAGTATTTGCAAAAGGATTTGTTTTTAAAAGAAACGAAAAGGCGCCAACATTTGTAATTGGTAATTTATCCCTTAATTCAAAAGATGCAGCAGAATTTATTGCAGAAAATTCAAAAAACGGATGGGTTAATTTAAAGATTAATCAATCTCAAAATGGAAAGTACTATGTTGAATTAGATACATGGGAAGCGAAGCCAAGTGGATCTGGTGCAATGACTTACAAGACACAAGAACCAAAGAAGTTGGTTAATTTTGAAATTGATGATTTACCTACTACAGACGATTTACCATTTTAATTATGGAAAAGAAAACATATATATTTCGCTGGATTGATTATTTAGATAGGTCAAGATATTGCGAGAGAAGAACATTTTCAGAAAATGAAATTGAACCTTATTTAAAAGCAAAAAGAGGTTGGAATGAATTAGAAGAATATGAAGAAGATATAATTATTACAGAAGAAATGGAAAGAGAACTTAACAAAAATTAATATGAAGCAATTTAAAAAAAGACAAGCATACGAATTAGTAACTAATAATTTAAAAGAAAAAGGTATCATGCCTTTTTCTGCAAGGGAATATACAATTGAAAATATTACAGGTATTATAAATAAATACGAATATAAACGTAAAGAATACTTTTCAATTTATGAAGAAGAAGTAATTAGAGAATATGTTAGTGTAAAACGTAAACTAATAACAGAAAATGAGGAATCAAGGAAAAAGATCACATTCGAATGAAACATCTGAATTTCTAACATTTGTTGGAATTGTAGGAATTATATGCTGCTGGATATGGGTAGTAGTTGTAGAATTAATAATTAAACTTTATAATCAATGAAAGAATTAACCTTTAATCAATGGCAAGCCCATATCACAAAACAATTAGAATTAGACAGAAAAAAACTTTACTTAATACCTAAAAAACAAAAACATGAAAACAAGTTTCAAACAGTATCACCAAGATAACCCACAGATCTATTCTGAATTTAAAAGATTGGCATTCCAGTTAATCAATAGAGGTTATATTAGATTAGGATCAAAGCAGATCTTTGAAGTCATTAGATGGCAAACAATGGTGTCTGGCAATGATAGATTTAAAGTAAACAACAACTATACAAGCGATTATGCAAGACTATTTGAAAATGATCACCCGATTTATTCTGGATATTTTTCAAAAAGATTATGCAAATTGGTTTAAAATAGTTATATTTGTAAACAATTAACCAAGAGGGTCGGAGTTCTTGGGTAATTTAATAGGTTAAATAACCAAAGCCAGTTTTGCACTCCGACGCAGACTGGCTTTTTTATTTTTAAAAATGAAATATTATCTACACGATTCTAATTCGTTTAATGATGAAAAAATAACAGAATTGTATCTTAAATTTGGATACGAAGGTTTAGGCTTATTCTATACTATTTTAGAAAAATTAGCCTTACAAGAAAAACCAATTAAGACAAAAGTTCTCAAACATCAGTTAAATGTTGGCAAAAAACTAGAGAAAGTTTGGGCTTTTATTGAAGAAATTGATTTGATTTCTTCAAATAATGGTGAAACTTTTAACAAACAATTGCTAAACTTCAGCAAAAAGTATCAAGTTTCTAAAGAAAAAAATGCAAAACGAATTTTAGAATGGCGTGAAAATCAATCAGTTAGCGAAAATGTAACTAGTTCAGAACTTGTTCGTAACACCGATAAAGTAAAAGAAAGTAAAGTAAAAGAAAATAAAGTAAAAGAAAGTAAAGAAAGTTTTAGCGAAATGCTTTCGCCACATCTTCACGAATTAAAAGATGAATACTCTAACTTTTTTTATTATTGGACAGAAAAAAATAACAAAGGTAAAGAAAGATGGGAATGTCAGAAATTTTTTGATATTAGCAGAAGAGTAAAAACTTGGATGACAAACAATTCTAAATTTAACAATAATGGAAATACAACTGAGAAACTTGGTACTAGCGCAGCAAGAATGGAAGCCATTAGGAAGTGGTAATGCATTAGCTATACAACTAGCACAGAGCACTCAAAGTTTACGTCTAAGCGGCGAAGAGGACCTAAAGCAAGTATTACGTTATTGTATGGTTTTAGTAGGCTTACGTGGAAACAATTTACCAACCGAGGAAGAGAAATTTGTGCTAACTAATTTTATTAGATCTAATTTCGGAAATCAAACATCGGCAGAAATTAAAATTGCATTTGAAATGGCAGTAGCAGGTAAATTACAAGTAGATGCTAAATGTTATGAGAATTTTAGTTGTGAATACTTTGGAAGAATTATGAATGCTTATCTTGAATATGCAAGACAAGAAATTAAAAACTTACCTAAACCAATTGAACAAATGAAAGAAAAACCAGGTGATTTAGAGTTAAAAAAGCAAGCAATAGATACTGCAAATGAATATGCAAATCAAATGAGATATTGCGAAAAGAATGGCAAGAAGTTTACATTTATTGCTGGAGGTCTTTCAGTCTTATTTGATTACTTAGAACAATTTAAGATTCCAACAATTTCTAAAGAAGAAAGGATTGAATTATGGGAAAAGTATTCTGGAATTGAAGATATTAAAGAACGTAAATTATATTGCAAAACACAAGGTTATATTAAATTTATTAACTCATTAGTAAATTTTGATTGTTTTATTGATCAAGATGGAAATATTAAACCAAATGAAATATGAATATTTTATTAGAATCGAATAAGATCATTAATGAAAGATCTGAAGAAAAAGAAAGAATGTATGGTCCATTTGAAGAAGGAATGGACAGAGCCGCTAAAATTGCAAGTGGTATGACCGGCAAAGATATAACTGGTCAAGATATGTATGCATGTATGGTTGCTTTAAAATTATCTAGACATAGTTATAACTACAAAGAAGATAATTTATTAGATGCCGTTGCATATATTGGATCATTAAATAATTACATAAATAAAACTAAAACTAAATAATATGAAAATTGGAATGATTGGTATCGTGAATAATCTTAGTACAAGAATGAGTTCACATAATGCAGGTTGGACTTACGTTTCTAGATCTGCCTTAGAAACATATTTTAATAATAAGGTAGAAATTTTAGATAACTCTAATAATTACGAAAACTACGACATATTAGTGATCAATGAAGGAGTTAATTATAGACAAGATGTATTTAATTTTTTTGGTGGTGTGCAAGAATCTCAAATTGATTCTCTAATAAAATTCTCTAATTTTAAAGGTAAAATATATTGCGTTAATATTCCTATTGATTATAATATTTTAACAACTAAAAGAAAAGAACTAAAGCACTTGGATATAGTATTTGAAAAACCAGATGTAATTAATTTAAATCAAGTATCTAATAAATTAGTTTTAGGTGATAGCCATTCGTTATCTGTCTATAAACAAGGATACGGTATAAGCAGAAACGACGGTAAAACCTTGCATGGGTTTTTAAAATTAGGTTTAAAGAATTTTATAAACGAATCAATTAATGATTTAATATTTTATTCTGGTAACATAGATATAAGATTTCATTTACATCAATTTGGAAAAAGTGGAATAGATAAATTAATTCTAGAATTAGAAAGACAATTAATAGATCTAAATATAAAATCAATATCTTTGGTAAAATTAATACCTATTGAAGAGGAATCAAGAAAACTACCAGGAACTGGATTGTATAAAGGTCAACCATTTTATGGATCAAAAGAATTAAGATCAGAATTAGTTAATTATTTCAATGAAAAATTAAATGATATTTGTATTAAAAATAACTGGAATATTTTATCTTGGAAATTTAATTACGAAAATCTGTCATTTGATTTTATGGAAGCAAAACAATCAGTGCATCTTAGACCAAGTTCTTACATGTTTATAAACCAATTTATCTATGGAAATGATTAACACGTTTTTAGAATATTATAGAAAAGCAAAGATGATGCAAGAACTAAAGTTCGAAGGAGCATCATTTACAAAAGAAGATATTGACGATGATCTTATTTGGCATGTACCAATTTACGATGTTGTTAATAGAAAGTACGCAGCATTTAGTTCTTTACTAGAAGCTATTGTTCATAAAGAAAAAGATCCTAAAGGAAATGGAATTAATTTCTATAGAAATATAACTAAAGAAGACTTTATGGATCTTTGTTATCTATTTAGATTATGTGGTTCAGGAATTAATTATAAACCTAAAGTAAAAATTACTGATGAGCCATGGGGTACTCACGGTTTTGGTAACTTTTGGATCGTAGAATTACTTAGAAATGATATTAATAATAGAAATGAATGGTTGCATTTTCTTCCTTATTCTGATAAATTCTGTGATGTAAAAGGATATTTACTTCCAATGATTAAAGGTGGTTTAAGGGAATTTATTTTAAATGAATCAATTTATTTAATTTACAATATTAAAAATTTTATTAAAAAATCTGGAAAAGTTGGAATAAAAGATATAGTAGATCATGGAAACAAGTATCTTAAAGAAAGAGGTTACATGAGACAAAACTTTGTTCTTACTGCATTTGCAATGGATTTAGCAGAGTATTTTCCTGATCTAGTAGATAGAGATTCAGATGTTTACATTGGTTCTAATGCAAAAAAATGCTTAAAACTAATTTTACCAAACATGAAACAAGATGAGGCACTTCGTTATCTTTGTGATATTACAGGTAATTTTTCTAAACCGTATGATATGGAAGATGTTGCATGTGATTTTATAAGATACATGGATAACTTTCAATCTAACGAACATATTTTAATGAATAACAATATAACTTATACTAACAATGTTTATAAATAAGCAAATAGGAAAACAAAATAATAATCTAAAAGACATGAATCTTAATGATTATTTAGATATAACTAAATCTTTCAAATCTTCTTTTGATAATTTTGTTATAAAAGATGTAAGCGGATTCAAAGTTATAGATGAATCTGTCGTGTGTGCAGTAGGATATAAAGCAAGAGCAGGAGAATTTTTAATACAAGAACTCGTTAAGCAAGGCGTCAAAGAAGTTGTATACGTACAACCTAGGGTAGGTTTTGCAGGAATATCTTTGTCTTGGCTTTGTAAAAGATATGGACTTGCATTAACACTTGTGATGCCTTCTTCTAAAGAAGTAAGTGATCACCAAGCTTTATGTATTGAATATGGAGCCAAAGTTTTATTCATAAGAATAGCGGCAATGCCTAATGCTAATGTTATAGCTAAAAAATATGCTGCAAAAACAGGCGCATATTTTATTCCACTTGGTTTAAATCACCCTTATGTTGTAGCCGCAGGCGTAAGACTTGTACATGATTTCTTTTCTAAAATAGAGAAACCTAAAACTATGTGGACTGTTATATCTACAGGAGTTTTAGTAAGAAGTTTACAGATTGCTTTGCCAGATACAGAGTTTAAGGCTGTTGCTGTATCAAGAAACATACAGCAAGGAGAATTAGGATCAGCAGAATTTTTTACTTATCATAAACCATTCGAATCTAAATCAGATCTTATTCCTACTGAATTTAACTGTGAAAATAGTTATGATGCAAAAGGTTGGGATTATATGAATAAATTTGGTAAATTTGGTGACTGGTTCTTTAACGTTGCAGGAGAAGCAGAAAAACCTACTATAGAAAAAAGATTAATCAACTCTTATCGTGATTGGAACGATTTAAAAGACTTTACTAACTATGGAATTTAATACAGCAAACGATGTGTTTGAATTTTACTATAAAAAAATATCAAACGAAGGAATCAAATTTAGCAATACTAAAGCATTATTTGACCAAGGGTTTACAATACTAAAACCTATGGATAATAATATAACTACAGACTTTAGGAATTGGAATTTAAAATATGCCAAAGCCGAATACGATTGGTATACATCAGGTGATCGTAATATAAAAGCACTAGGTGACATATATGGAAAAATACCAAGTATATGGTTGAGGATGGCAGATGAAAGTGGGAATGTAAATTCTAATTATGGATGGCAATGGAAAAGAAATAACCAATTGGCAAATGTTATTAAAATTTTAAAGACAAACAAAGAGTCAAGGCAAGCAGCAATTAGTATTTATGATGCTAAAGAAATAGATACTTACGAGCATGATACTCCTTGCACTTATGCGGTACAGTTTACAATAATAGATAATAAGTTAAATATGTCTGTACTTATGAGATCGAATGACTTGTGGTTTGGATTCTGCAATGATCAATATTGTTTCTCTAGGCTTCAATGGTATGTCTCTAATGAACTAGGAATAAGTATTGGTAGTTATTATCATTACGCACACAATTTACATATTTACAATAACTTTTTAAACATACAAAAATGAAATTAACAAACGAATTTGATTCAGTTAGAACATGGGCAAACGATAAAGGTATACTTGCCAAAGGTGATCCTAAAACACAGTTCATAAAATTATTAGAAGAGGTAGGAGAATTATCTAGATCATTATTAAAAAATCATGATCCAGAATTTATAGATGCTATAGGTGACTGTGTTGTTGTTTTAACAAACCTAGCTGCAATAAAAGGTTACACCATAGAAGAATGTATAAATTCAGCTTATGAGATAATAAAAAGCAGAACAGGTAAGATGGAAAATGGCACATTTGTAAAAGACAATTAATGAAAAAGATGCTAATTTTATTGGTTGCTTTAATGGTAGTATCTTTAATTTATTATCAATCTAAAAATAAGAAAGTAATTAAAAAAAGAATTATTATTATCAATGACTTTGGAATAGTTACTCAAGAGGATATTTATACAGATACAATTGATTTAAGTCTGTACACAAGTCACGGTAGATTAAAGGATACTAAATAATGAGAAATGAAGTAGAACACAAATTGCAAGTTGCTATAGTTAAATGGTTAGAATTTACACAAGACTTTTACTATTACGCTATTCCTAATGGAGGAGCAAGACATAGACTTGTTGCAATGAAATTAAAAATGGAAGGAGTAAAGGCAGGAGTTGCTGATATGTTCTGGATGATTTCTAATAAAAATTGGAATGGATTATTTGTTGAAGTTAAGATTGACAAAGGCAGTCAGCAACCTAATCAAAAAGCATTTCAAGCAATAGCATTGGCACATGGGTATTACTATGCAATTGTTAGATCTATTGATGACTGCGAAAATCTTATTAAGAAATTTAAAGCAAATGAGATTTGAGTGAGAACTACAAGAATGCAATTAAATGGATTAATACGATGTTAGAGAATCCAACAAAACAAATTAAAATTGATTGTGCTACATATCACGATTTAAATTTTAGTCTTGAAGTTAACAAGAATAGAATACTAATGAACGATGGCTCTTCAAAATCAGCTTATATTCAAACAAAAAAAATTAAAGATTATTTTTTATTTCAATAAATTATATTTAAATTTTGCGCATGAAAAATGAAATACAAATTGATCACCCGGAGCATTATCAAAGTGATGGCATCGAAGTGATTGACATAATTGATAATTTCAATCTTAATTTCAATCTTGGCAACTCTATTAAATATATCCTTAGAGCAGATAAGAAAGGAAATAGAAAACAAGATTTACAAAAAGCATTATGGTATCTGAATCATGAACTTTTAAAATATAATGGATAATCTTATTATTTTTGGTATCTTTGTAGGCAGTCTCGAAATGATTTTTATATTGATTTACACGATCCTAATTCTAAAAAACAAAAAGTGAAAGCGATAGATCACCTTATCAAACGGCATAGGCATTGGATTAACATTGTCAGGAAGTTTGGTGAGTTGACCTATGCTGAAGATATAGTACAAGAGGCTTATATTAAGATCTTGGAAATGGATAAAGATATCAATGAGGCTTATTTTTATTATACATTAAGATCGTTAACGATGTATCTTCATTCTAAAAAAGTTATTAAATTAGAAATAACAAAAGAAATAGAATATTTATTAAACGAATCTCAAGAAAATGAAAACATTGTAGAGCAAACTAAACCTTATTTTGATTACATCGCAACATGGGATTATTACGATCAAATGTTATTTTCAGTATATTTAAAAAAAGGAATATCGATGAGAAAAATGTCAAGAGAATCTGGTATTTCATTTACATCAATTTATAATACAATTAGAAACTGTAAAACAAAATTAAAACAATGGGCAAAAGAAAATCAAAAGGACTTGGAGATTCAATAGAGAAGTTCACAGAAGCAACTGGCATTAAAGCAGGAGTTGACAAACTAGCAGAAGCAATTGGATTTGATTGTGGATGTGATAAAAGAAAGGAAGTATTAAACAAAATATTTCCTTACAACAATCCAGAATGTTTATCAATTGAGGACTACCAATATTTAGATCAATTTTTTGCAGTCAATCATGAAACAATTACTCCAATGATACAGAATGATTTGGCTAATATTTATTTTAATGTTTTTAATGTTAGATTGCAACAAACAAGTTGCGATTCATGCTGGAGAGATACAATAGGCAAACTACGCAAAGTATACATGGAGCATGATAATGAAGCCTGATGAAAGAGCAAGGGTAATCTATATCAATTGTCTATATTACACAAAAGAAAAGGCAATGGCAATCCAATGCGCATTGTATATGGTGCAAATGATTATTGAGCAGAAATTAAAGATTGATGACAAGATCTATTGGAAACTAGTTAAAGAAGAAATATACTTAATAGAGATTTAATTTGGATTTCAATTTTTTTCAAATGGATGAGATAAAAAAACAAAGAGGCGGTGCAAGACCAAATTCAGGTAGGCTAAAGAAAGATGAAGTCATTTCATTGATTGAAACAATGGATGCAGTCAAAGTTCCAGAAGCAATTTGGATTAAGTTAGCAGAACGAATTGAAGATGGAGATACCAATGCCATTAAGACTTGGTTGCAGTACAGATATGGTATGCCAAAGCAAGTCATAGATCAAAATAATACGCATACAATAAACGATTTCGACATAAAAGACATTGTCAAATTTGAGTGATAAATTTAAATGATAAATATAAGCCGTTATTTTATTCAGATTCTCGATACTATGTAATAACAGGTGGTCGTGGTTCTGGTAAATCGTATGCTTTAAACTCATTCCTTTTGCTTCTAACGTATGAAGTAGGTCATGTGATACTATTTACAAGGTACACATTAACATCTGCTCATGTGTCAATCATTCCAGAGTTTACAGACAAGATTGAAACCGCAGGATTGCAGGACCATTTTTATATCACAAAGGATGAGATTATAAATACTCAAACTAATTCAAGGATAATATTCAAAGGTATTAAAACAAGTAGTGGAACTCAAACTGCTAATCTAAAGTCATTGGCTGGTGTTACTACCTTTGTCCTTGATGAAGCAGAAGAATTAGTAGATGAAGATGTATTTGATAAGATAGATCTATCTGTTAGGCACAACTCAAAACAAAATAGAGTAATACTGATCTTAAACCCTGTAACTAAAGAGCATTTTATTTATAAAAGATTCTTTGAGAATAAAGGAGTTGATGCAGGAACATCCGCTGTCAAAAAAGATATTACTTATATTCATACAACTTATAAAGACAATCAAAAATATCTTTCTGATTCTTTTATTTCTCAAATCGAAAGTATTAAAGAAACAAATCCTAAGAAATACGAACATACGATATTAGGAGGATGGTTGGACAAAGCAGAAGGTGTTGTATTTACTAACTGGAAGTTCGGTGAGTTTAACCCAAATCAATTGCAAACATCTTACGGTATGGACTTTGGATTCTCAATAGATCCAGATGCATTATCAGAGGTAGCAATAGATAAAGCAAGGAAGATAATCTATGTTAAAGAGATAATCTATGAGAGAGGATTAAAGACACATATACTTGCATCGTTAATTAAAGAGAAATGCAATAATGGTTTAATCATAGCTGACTCAGCTGAACCAAGACTTATAGATGATTTACGTTATCAAGGTATAAACATCCAACCTGTTAAGAAAGGTACCATTGAATCAGGGATAATTAGGATGCAAGACTATCAAATCATTGTAGATCCACAATCACAAAACATTGCCAAAGAATTTAATAACTACGTATATTTAAATAAGGCTTCTAAATTATATCTTGACGCATGGAATCATATAATAGATGCAATTAGATATAATATTATCTACCATTTAGATAATCC